ATCTCAGCAGTAATTTCTTGTGCTAGAGCGGCCATGATTTCTGCTTCAACGTCAATACCATGTTGGCTTTGAGCGTCTTGGGCAGCTTCGAATGTCCATCTTGCTTGTAACTTACGTGACTTAGCTTCAACAGCTTGACGCAAGATTTGAACACTGATTTGCTTACCGCCATTGCCTTCTAGAGCGGCAGTGTTATTGCCAGTATAGATTGCTGATGAACCAGATGCATTTGTCTGTGTTGAATAAGCCTGTGCAATTTTGAACGGGCTTAGTGCTTCTTCACCTGCTGATACGCTTGTACCGGCTGCGCTGTTGTCTGTTAAAGACTGAGCATAGCGAACACGTAGAGTGTGAATTTGACCAACTGGGCCAGTCATTGGCTGAACGCCAACCAACTCATTAGCGATAACGGTTGGCATGACACGACGGATAACTGGAAGAATCACACGGTTTAGTGTAGCGATATTGCCAGATGTAGTTGTGCCAGCTGATGACTCAGATAGTAACGATTTTTTAGTGTTTTCTAAGATAACACTCATTGTTGAACGGCGAGTACCTTTTAGACCTTCAAGTAGGGCTTCTTTGGTCTCGTCCCAACGACCTTCTAATAGAACTTGTGACATTTTATATTTCTCCTAAATTATGTCGATTTTTAAAGCCCTGCCAATCGTCTTAGGTCAATCACGTTATCACGTGGTTGGTCTTCAACTTGTGTCATGGCAGATTTATCACCAGTAACTGCTTTCACACCTTCTGAAATCATAGACTTTTTAGATTCTACTTTTTCATTGATATTATTCAATACGGCTGGTAAATACTTATCGAAAGCTGTTTGCAAACGGGTTGTTTGTACGCTTTCTAGTAAATCCTTCATTATAGTTGCTTTTTCCTCATTTAGAGTAGATAGCAATTCATTCATTGTCGTTTGACGGACATTGGATTCTTTAATGATACGAATTTCACGTTCCTTGTTTTCAACTAATTGCTTTGCGGCTTTCATTGTAGTAATAGATTCAGCTAATTGCTGATCTTTTGCTTGTAGTTGTTTGAACAACTTACGTGTCTCAGCTTTTTCCTGTAAATAGGTAGTGCTGAATTCACTTGCATAAGATTCAAAGATTTTACGACCAAAATCGTTTTCACGGGCAGTCTTAATATCTTCTTTCAATTGGCTTAGTTCACCCTTAAGATGTTTGCTTACAGTTTCGTTCATTCTCTTAGCAGATTCGGTCACGAAACGTGCCTTCAATGCTTCAAGTTGTCTACGACCTTCTGCAACTAACTTAACCTTTGCTTCGACCACAGCTTGTTTGTCTTGCGTGAATTCTTTAATTTCACGTGAAAGAGCACGAACAACGAATTGTTCTAACTTTTCTTGACTTTCTTTCTGGATCTTACGCTCATTGCGTAATTCTTTAATTTCTTCGGATAGTTTAGTAACCATGAAATTATTGAACTTGGCTGCATTTTCATGTAGCTTACGTTTTGCGTTTGCGCGGTCTTCGTTCATCGCTTGTCTTTCAATTTGAAATTCGGAAATTTCTTCTGAAAGACCTTCTGTAACCATATTATCTAGGGCTTCTACCATTACGTTTTTATCATGTTCATAACGTTGTGCGAATTCTTCACGCAATTCTGCACGTACTTGCTCTTTGGCTTCATTCAACTTAGATTCCCATGCTTCATTCAAAGCAGTAGAAGTTTCTTCGCTGATAAGTCCACTTTCAAGTAATGGTTTGATAGCATCTAACATGCTTAATCCCCTTTATTTAATTTTGAGATCACTGATTAGGCGCATTACTTCCTCTTTCAGGTATCTCTGTACTTTTGCGTTACTTTGCGCATCTTTTGCTATCTCAAGCGTTTTATGACCATTCTTCATGTTCATCATACCTTCGTATATCGCTTTAGGATAAGCATTAGGTGCACTAGGTTGTGCAACGATATCCACAGTGACAATTTCAAAGTCACTGACATGGCCATTAGCATCGTTAACGTTACCGCTACCTCTGCTACTTACGCCTAGTTTGACACCACTCTGCAACATGGTAGACACTAGTTCTCCCATTGGAGTTGGTAAAATCTTTAACTTCCCGAATCCATTTGCACCATCCATCCACATACTAGTAATCATATGCGAAACACGATCCAAATTGATTTTTAAATCATCTGGGTGATCTACTTCACCCAATACTGAGTAACCTTCTGTAATCTGAGTATTAAGAGTTCCAACGGCTGATTCAATTTCAGAAACAGGATACACACGCTCATTAGCGTTGCGTACCCCACCCTGAATGAATATCCCCTTCATATAAAGGGACTTCTTGTTACCTTCACCTTCACTCAAGACCTCCATACTGGCACGGTCGAAAGTTAGATGCTCTTTAAGATACAAAGCCATTATCTTAGGTATCCTTACTTCTTAACAATCTTCTTGACTGTTTTTCTTGACTCACCGACAATAGACTTACTATTCTGTCCATCATCACCTTTTGCTGGCTTAGGAGCTGCTTCACCTTTTTCAGAGAAGTTACCTTTGCCCGGAGCATTTTTGTAATTGCCAGGAATGTCTTTAACAGCTGGGTTTAATAGTCCACCTTGTGTACCACCCTTGCCACCATCGCCACCACCTAAGTGATTAGCTTTAGCGCCATTTGACGGAATCTTTGGTCCATTGCTAGTTACGCTCTTAGTGTTAACACCGTTATCACCGTGAGTTACCGAAACTTTTTGCAATTGAACAGCTTCCATCATGCCTTCTTCTTCTTCCGGTGCAGTCATGTCGCCTTCTTCGCCGCCCATGTCTTCTTCTCCGCCCTCGTCTGAACCCATCATTTCTTCAAATTCAGCCATTAGTTCGTCTAGTTTGTCTTCTAGTTCAACTACGCGGTCTTCTAAACCACCTTCTGGCGCTTCGCCTTCTTCATCATCCATATCGATGTCAGCAAATTCGTCTTCTTCTTCGGTCATGCCTTCTTCTTCATAGGCAATTTCATCCATTAGGCCGCCAACTTCATCTTGACCTTCGCCCATGTCATCAAAACCTTCTTCAAGGTCTTCGTCAGCACCTTCTTCAAGTTCTTCTTGACCTTCTTCTAGGTCTTCGTCTTGGGCTTCTTCTAATTCTTCGTCCATCATTGTCTCATAGATTTCGCGGCTTTTTTCAACTACGATATCATGAAATAATGCACGTGCTTGTTCTTCGTTCTCATTGATAATTAAATCGATAAGTTTTTCAAATTTTTTGTTGTCCATCGTTTTTCTCCTATAAGATAAATGGCTTTGTAATAATTACTTAGTGCATAGCACAAAAAAGAGCACATTAAGTGCTCATTTTTTGCGTTTTTTGTACTAATTCTTATAAAGTTGGCTGACCTTCTGCAGGAGCCGGCGTATATTGCTTACGAATCTTTTTTAAATTCTGAACACGTTCATAGTTTCGAACGTCATTCATCTTGCGCAATTTGCGAATTTGTTTTAATGTTAGTTTGGTTTTACGTGCCTGTTTCCATTTAGGTTGGCTGTTGTCTTGGTCAACATCCTGTAATCCCTCTTTGGGAGCATCGTACATTTCAAATAATCTCATAGCATTATTTATCAATTATTACATAGGGGGTGCTGTAGCGCCACCCAAACTTGCCGGTGCTGCCACAGCAGGTGCCATTTCACCAGGCATTGCTTCGCCGGGCATTGCTTCACCTTCTTCTGGAGTATTTTCAATAGTTTCAGTATCTGTTTCAATGTCACCCGAACTGATGCCAATACTACGCAAGTCACCGCTTGATGCTTCACTGTCTTCTGGTTCTTCACGTTCTTCAAACCATAGACGTTGATTTTCTTCAATTTCTTCTTCAGTTAATCCTAAGAAGCGAGTCATAGCAAAACGCTTACTGATATAAGGGAATGCTTCCATTGATTGAAATACTGTAACACGTGAGGTGTCAAGTTCTGATTGACGATAGGCTGCAAAGTTTTGTGGTGCATTGAACTTAATATCAAACAATGAGCTATCAATGTTCAATCCTCTCCAACGCATAAACAACTTAAATTCTTCATTTAACTTTTGGCTAATGTACTTTTGTAGTCGTTCACAATATTGATTGAAACGGAACTCCTGAATCATAGCAGTTCCAACTCTACCATCTGCCAATGGAGTTGGGCTATCTTCTGGACCTTGCGGTAAGTAGCTACTTGGCACTCGCAATCCACGAGCTAACCTATTGTTGAAGTAGCGCAAATCATCAATCTGTCCTAAGTTATCACCACCGGGCAATGTAGTAACATCACTACCACGGCCATCAGCGGTAACAGGAAAGAAATAATCTTCATTGATACTTAATGGATTGTACGTAGCATCCATTGTAGCTTGTCCACCTTGAATAGATGGGATTCTACGTTGATGAATTTCATTTTTAATACGGTCAACAAATGCCATAGCCATGTGACTTGGCATGTTACCAACGTCAATCTTAAACACTCTACGCTCAGGTGCTCGTTGTATACGATAGATTAAAATCGCATCTTCTAACAATTCTTTTTGCTTGTATACTTTGAAAACGTTCTCTAATATACTTTGTCCAAATGGCCAATAGCGATCTAGACCTTCTGTCAAACTCAAGTGAACAACGTGTTTAGCATCGATTGCAGATTCATTCATATTCAACGTAAATCTGCTACCACTACTTCCACCACTACCCGCACTGTTTGGTACACTATATGAACTTCCGGCATTGTATCCACCAGACCCAGATTGAGTCATAAAGTCTGTTGTTGTTTTTTCAGCAATACTTAGATTTTGTAAGTTAACATTAATGTCTTTGATAACATATTGCTCAGGCTTTTTACCTTCGCTTTCGTTAACAATAACTTTAACTAGTTTGGTCATATCAACCCAGTATAGTTTGAAGTTTTCGGGATCACGTACAAAAATCTGATCCCCATACTTAATGCTGTTACGGAAGATTTTGAATGTTCGTGTATCAAACTCATTGAGTTTACACCACTGTTGCAATTGTTTTTTGATAATTTCTACTTCATGTGGAGTAGGATCTTCACTGAATTCTATCTCAAAAGGTGTACCATTTTGTTCATTTTTCTGTGTACTAAACTCAGCAATAATATCTAAACAAGCATTAATCTCTGCATCTACATCCATCATTTCGTATTGGTTATATCGTTCAATACGATTTGGGTGTCCGGTATAGACTTCTGGTAAACGACTTTGATAGTTCTTATAACCAAAATCATTATTGTTATAGTTGCCTGATGCAGTTACTTCACTATTCCAGGCGCCTCGGTTGCTATTAGCCCCTGAAATGGGACTGACTGTACCTGTTACATTAGGTGCTTGGAAACGTTTTTTGTATGCCATAGTACTATATTTATCTGTTATGCTTTGGCGTACGTTAATAAATTACGCAACGTATCATTAGATGATTCTAATTGGTTTATCATATCATCAAATTTGGTCGTCAATATTTCCATCATTCTACCAGTAGTATCAGAGTTGTCCGATGATGAAGATGATGCTGAAGTAGATGCTGATGCAGTATTCGTTCCCATCTCACCCAATAGTTGTTTTTTATAATCTTCTATACTAGATTTTTGAACTTCTGCTAATGTTGCTTTTAGCTTTTCTTCTGGCCAGACACTTTCATTTTTACCATGTAGTTCAACCGGATACCCAGAATTAGGTCCATCAAATGCTCCGCCTTCCATAGCTTTAGGAACTTCAAAGTGTACCGGATCACCTGGTACAGTCTGACGTAACCCTTGCTTATTCATTGCCGCTACAGCCTTTGGATCGTTGTAATTCTGAATATCAACTGCAAGTCCACGTTCATGCTTGCTTGTACCTGGTTTTCCTATAGGCATACCGGACGCAGTTTTGCCTTCGCGGCCGTTAGCAACTGATTCATCCCAAAGTCTTTGTTGATCGGCTGCATCTCGTTTGGCACTATTAATTTTTAT